TAAATTTTGATCTAGTGGGTCCTCTATTCTGAAACTGAGTTTTTGAAAGCTGGTCGAATCTCTTCTGATAAAGATCAGGACCATGATGAACTAATTCGAGAAAAGCTTGTGAACAGCGTAATTGGACCATTTCCTCAGGTTTAAGTACAGAACTTTTACGACTATAACAAATCATATCGTTAATAGCTTCCATACGCAAAGGTCCCACAACATGTTCAACTGCTCCACGCCTAACACGCTTGAAAGTACGACCTAAAAAACTCAATTTATCTAAGCTCTGAAAAGGGGTAATATCACCTTTCTTATCAGAGGCACTAGTGTAGGTAACACCCATATTCTCCATAAGCCAATTGGCGATAACAACCATATTAAATTTTGGAGCGGCTTCATCAGAAACAGAGCCAGCGCTATCATCACCAGTCACAACCAACGCAACATGATTCTCAAAATTCATATCAGGTGGCATAACGTCTTCAAAACATAATTTGTGCATGTCGAAAACGCAAAAAGAATTGTAAACAGTAGTAATATAATGCCCAGAAGAATGACCACGTATAGCAAAATAAATGAAGCCGTCTTGTATAAAATAATAACCATTGAGTCCGGCAAGACAACATTTCAGAAAACCGGGTTTGTAATTGTAATATTCATCGATAGAGAAGATGAAATCTTCTTTGAGGCCTTCATTAGTGACAGCCTCTTCTTTGCTAAGGTCGCCTTCAAGTATATTGGTGGTACTACGTGATATAATTTTGTTGTAGATATGACCCCAGTCAGTAGAATTAGGGTCCGTGCCAATAGCAGTAGAAGAAGTGCCAGGATGTTTAGTGAGATAATCGACATATTCACCAACAATACTACGCAAAAATATATTGTAAGCAAAATCTTGTCCGTTTATAAGCCTGCACATAGGTTCTTCACATTCAACTTTCTCACGAGCTAACAACTCATCTTTACTAAAGTTGGCTGCCAAGGGGATTACATCTTCACCACGCTCAGCCATAGCCATGTACATATTATATCTCTCTTCAACCTCAGGAGCGACAGTCTTACGTGAAAAATCGACAAGGTCTTTCTTAAGCTTATCGAATGCGTAACCCACAAACTTGGAATCAGTGTTCATAGAACCAACACGATCATTGCCAAAGAGTGCTTCACGAAAGGGAAGCATGCGAAATTGCCCGCAGGAGGGAAGACCAAGAAACATGTCTGCCCAACCCTTAGTCCTGGTATACTTATCATCAAAAACTTTAGTAGGGCCATAATTAAACGTAGCTTTAGACCGATTGTTTATAGCGGTATATTTTAAATTAGGTACGACCTTAACTTGTGAGGGATCCTCTGCTTCAAGTTCAGCAATAAGCTCTGGTTCAGTAGGGAAAAAACTGGAGAAGGGAGGGCTAGCAAAAGTCTTACCCTGAAACTTGCCCAAGCACTTAGCACCTGGGATATGTTTAAACTCACCTATAGGCTCAACATCCTCGGCAACGCCGGGTGGAAAAGCGCCTGAACCGGGTGGAGCCTGCAAGACACTATCAGAAGCAATAATCGGAACAACAGTAGAGTCTTCACCGTACCTACCAAAATGGATACCAAGTAGAGGGTTGTCAACTTGGCCATGGGCAAGATATGGAAAACCACAATCACCAGACTCGCCCTTACCTTCTTTAACTAGGTAATATGTGTATCCGGTGACGGTGTCATAACCGGTGGGAGTAGTAAAACGCCATTTAACAGAACCTTTGACAACAGGAATGGCAGAAAAAGGGCCTTCAATAGCGACAAGTGATTTACCATTGACAACACCACTAACAAGTCTGTGGGTCATAGTAATTTCTTTAAGATGAATCTCTG